CTGTCGCTGCTGGCGTTTCTCACGGCAAGCCTGGAACCACTGCGCGATCATCGGCACGATCTGAGTGATCAGCAGCGTAATTGTCGCCGGGTCAATGCCCGCCCGCTTGCCATCAACTCCGACCGAAACCATCGCCCCGCAATCGTCGCCGACCGCCTTCGCAAATTTCTGTGATGCCTTCATTGCCATCGTTTTGCCCCCTCTTGTGTTTCAAAGACCCCTCGTGCTGTCATTCGGGTTTGAATGAAACCCCTGCCGGTAACGACAACCGGCAGGGGCGAGGGGTGGCGACGTGGCGGTCGCCGTCGTCATCGTCCGGGAGAATGGGCGGGGTGTCAATTCTTTTCTGGGTGCTTTTCCGGGACATACCGCTTTGAGCATTTTGCACGCTCACGCATAGAGAGGGTGAAAAGGGGCCAAAACAGGGCAAAACAGAAGAAATCAGGGGGGGGGTATGTAATTTATGAAAAGAGGTATTTTTTTCTTTATAACTCTATATCTCTCTTAGACTTAAGCACTTTACAATAACGAAACAAGATGCTCGGCGATTACGGAAAATACCCCCTCAATCGTCGAGTCTCTGCCGGAAAAGTGCGCAAACGGCTGCAAACGACTCGGAGCTGATTTCGCGTCGTTTTTAGTCCGCCTGCTCCCCGCTCTTGTACTCAACCACTGTCCGCCCGTTCACGTCGCGGGTTTCCTGCAGGATATCCCCGCACTGAATCAGAGTTTGCAAAACGTCCGCCCTTTGTTTCGGTGTCAGCTTGCGTGTTCTCCGGGTGATCGCCGTAAGGCTCCACGCTTCGCCAGGACGCTCCCGGAGCAGTGAACGCATGGAATTGACCATCCGCCCGAAGTCGGACCCGCTGACGTGCCTGTCAGCCGCCAGCAGCTTCCGACGCGTCAACCAGTTGTTCAGTTTGATTGCCCGGTCTGCGTCGGCCAATGTGATCGTTGGCCAGTCCTCGCCCCTGCAGCGCGAACACGCAAACAGCAACGCCAGTTTGTTCGTGTTCTCGCCTGCTCTCGACCACAACGCTGCCCGGACTGGCTCCTCAGACATTCGCCGCTCTGAGATGTCCAGCATGTGCTGGTGTAGTCTCCGCTGCGCTGCCTCATCCCGTTCGACCCGCCGCGGATTTGCTCCCGGCTGAATGTCGGCCAGATTGCCGCTGCCCGGCTGCAGATCCATCCACCATCGCACCCGGTCGATAATGCTCGCTGGAATCTCGATTTCATTCGGCTCTTGGAAATGGACGTAACGCCCGGCCTCAAATACAAGGCACCTGCCAATCAATCCGCCTTTCAAATTGTCCTCGGTCAGGCTTTCCCAGAACCCCTCCGGAACGCTGGTGCCGTAGAGAATCAGGTGCGGGAAACTCAGCCGCTTGACCTTGCTTCTGTCGCCGTAGGCGTCAGCAATCCATTCGCCGTCCGCACTCGAAAACAACTGCATCAACACCGCGGAAATCTGAACCAAATGGGGGCTTCCTCTGTCTTGCATTGCCATCACCAAATGCCCGATTTCGTCCAACTGAAACAGCGTCAACCACTGCTCTGACATGGTGCTGATGATGCCCGCATGTGATCCAATCCGCTCCGGCCCCACGACCTCGGAGTGCCCGGCCTGCCGAAGGATTTGCCGATTCAGCTTGCGTGCGTGATCCTTACCACCGCCTGACGGGGCAAGACCCATGATGTACAGGTTGGTTCTGGTCCGCAATTTGTCGATCACTTTGCCGGCTGTAATCGTGCTCATCAATGCCAACGCACCGGCAAGTGCCAGTTCTGGCAGCGGAAAATGTGCCGTCGCCAAATTGTACCGCATGATGTCGCCGATCAGTCCGGGAATCTGCAGCAACTCCGGGGGTAGGCTTCCGGTTCCGGTTGCCGTCTTTTCCGTCGTCGCCAATCGTGGCGGCTCCAGAAAACTCAAATCAATCTCGACCTCCGGGATTGCCTGTGGAACCTTGTCCGGTCGTGGCGTCCCTTTGGTGCCGCCGTTGTGGACGGCTCGCACCAACTCAGCCTCTGGCAATGGTGGCATGTTGCGCTCGTTCCACGTCGCCACCAGATCCGCAATCTGATCCTCACTCAGTCTGCCGCCCTGCCCGTCCACCATTGCGTGCAGATGTCCGGACAACTGGAACGCCGCGGCTTGCCTGCCACCCTCCAGCACACCGGGAACAGTCGCAACATACGCCACGGCCCGCCGTTGCAGGCTGTCGGGCTGGACTGGCCCCGCAGATCGCACAGGCTCGCGTCTGACGGCCTCCGGCTGTTTGGGGGTCAAATACTCCGCACACAGCCAATCGACGGCCTTTTGACCGTCTGCGATGCTGTCGCAATCGGCGTAAATGTCCCCTGTGACCGTCCAGAATCTGCCGTGGTCGTAACACTCAATTTGCTCCTTCTCGCCGCCGATCTTGTGGACGCACTGCGCCCCCTCCGGCTTGCGTGCTCGCGTGATGAATTTGATTCCTCGCCCACTCGGGGAAATCTCGGCATACGCCACACCGCAGAGCCTAGCGACAATCGGCAACGCCCATTCGCGAAGTGTGCCGCGTTCATCCAAACAATTGTCCAAATCAATCCCGGTGTAGGGTTCCTCAATCACGGTCGCGATTTTCGGTCGTCCGTCCACCGCTTCGAAGTCGTTCCACGTCGCCGGGTCGTTGCTCTTGGCTGGTGCTCCTGTGCACTGCAATGGCACCTTGGTGCCTTTGCGGTCGTCCCACAACATCCACCGCCGAAGGCTTTTGAGTTCCTCGGGCACACGTCCGTATTCCATGACCTGCTCCAAACAAAAACCCACCAGCCTCGGGTAGCAGCCGAGACTGGTGGGCGAAACCGGCAACGCTGCCGGGCATGTCTGATTGATGACGGTCTGCTACACCGCCACGCGCATCCTACCACGCGCATCCCTGCGGGTCGATCACTATTCCTCAATCAATCGCGACGCAATCCCCGGCAGGTATCCGAGCACAGCCACGGCCAGCGGGCTGGCGTCCTCGGGATGCTCCGCGACCAGTTCAAGCACTGGCCTCAGCCACGTCTGCAGTGCCTCCAGCACGTGCTGCCGTGCTGCCGCTGTGCTGCTGTGCTCGATCGCTCCGGACAACTGGTTGCGGTACCGATCGCGTTCCCGCGTCAACGTCGCCACCTGCTCCTTCAACTGCTGCAGTTCAGCGTTGACCTGCTCGCCGGATCGCTCGGCCTCAGCCACCAGTGACTCAGCCTCCGCCAGCCGTAACCGCAGATCCTCCATCGTCTCCGGCTCGCTGTCGCTCGGCTGCTGTTGCAGACTGACGCCACCAACCACATTATTCGCAACCTCGCGCATAGCTTCAGCGACTCGCCACCCATTGGCTATGCCATCGCCCTCACCGTTTGGGCAAAACCGCTCCTTATGCGCCTTGCTGCCCGTGTCTGCCAATTGCGCTATCTGCTGCAATGCCTTCACACATTGCCTGTGATCTATCACTGGCTCGCTGTCGCTCGGCTGCTGCTGCTCGATGCGTCGGCGGTAGACATTGTCAAACACACGCGCTTTTGCGCCAACGCTCGTCGTCGGCTCCCAGCGATCACGGATCGGGTACATATCGCCGGGCTGCAACAATTCATCCAATCCAACATCCCGCCACCCCGGCCCGCTCGGGTCGTCTGCCTGTTGTGTCTGCTGTTCGTCGCTCATCGCTCATTCTCCCTCTAAATCTGTGGTTCTGCTGCTGCAAAACTTTTTGCTGCCGACCAGACCCGATCAGGCTCCAAATTGCCACCGTATTCCGTGCTCATGATCGCCAGCGCAAACTGCCGTGTCAGTTCCTTCCGGTCCTCCTGCTCCGGCGTGATGCTTGCGTCGGCCCACTCGCCGCAGAATGATGTTTTCCACGTTGTCTCAAACGGTGCTCGCCTGCAGCAATTACCCATGCCCGTCTTTTCGTCTTTCCACCACCGGCAATTCCCACACACTCGTCTCGTCATCGCCTCACCCTCCAAAAAATCAAAACGGACAATCCTCACCAAACTCATTCACCGCCGTCGCCAGCTCCCGAATCATCGTCGGCTTCTCTTCGCTGAATTCAGCCTGCACAATCCTGTCCCATTGTCCCTCACGCTTCACCAACAGCCGCGAAGGCTTCCGCGCTGACCCATGATTCAGTGCCGTGATAGCCTCCGAAACGCTCGCGGGGAACGGGAACACGCTCCGTGCATCCCACCACGCAAAAGCCTTCTGCAGTGCGAATCCCTCGTGCTCAAAACAGACCCATTCACGCACCACGATCCAGCCCAGATTTCCCGCGGGCATGGTGTCGTCGCTGACATAGTACGACACGCACAGTGTAGGCGGTTTGCTTGGTGTCGTCTTTTTTTGGTGAAGGTGCCAATTGACTTCCTGCACGTCGTACCATTGCGGCTCGGGTGCTCCCACAATGCTGCTCGTGGTGTCGATCTCATCACCGTGTCGTGGCCCCTGATCCATCTGCCGAACAAACAGGTGCCCGCACTCTGAGCACTTGACGGCGGACAAATACACCTCCTGTTTGCACTTCGGGCACACCTTTGACGGTGCCTCAGATCCGTCGGAATTGCGGGGCTTGCTGATGCCGTAATCATCCGCGTCGAGTGCGCCGTGTCGCTGCAGGTTGCCACCAAAATCTAAAATCAGACAGTCCGTTTTGCCCTCGGCAATCCGAAGGCCACGCCCGACGATTTGAGCAAACAAACCGGGTGACATTGTGGCCCTCAGGACGGCCACAGCGTCAATCCCAGGCGCGTCAAATCCCGTTGTCAGCACGTCCACATTCACGCACCACCGCAGTGTGCCGGATCTGAAGTCCGACAACACCCGCTGACGCTCGATTGCGTGAGTCTCGCCTGTGACCAATCCGACCTCCTGCCCAGTCAGATCCCGGAGTGCTGCCGCCACCTGTTCGGCATGACTCACGCCCGCGCAAAAAACCAGAATGGATTTGCGATGCTCGCAGGCAATCGTCAACTCGCAAACGGCATCGTGAATGATCTGATCACCCGTGAAGGCTGCTTCCATTTCCGCCGCCACAAACTCACCGCCCCTCACCTTGACGCCCTTCAAATCCGCCTGACTGTCTGCCGGATTGTTGGTTAACTTGCTGAGATACCCGCCTTCAATCAACGTTCCGGTTTTGGCCTCGTAGCAGATCCCGCTGAACAACTTGCCGTCACCCGCCAACGATCCCTCACCCGTGCGGTACGGGGTCGCGGTCAGTCCCACACAAAACAGCCTGCGGTTGTGCTGCTGAAGTCCGTCAAGGAACTGCCGGTACATGCTCCCGCCGTCATCGCTGATTAGATGCGCTTCGTCAATGACCACCAGACCACGTTTCCCAAACTCCGCAGCATCGCGATAGACGCTCTGAATCCCCGCACATATCACTGTGCTGTCGATGTCTCGCTCATTCAATCCAGCGGAATTGATCCCGACCTTCAGCCCCGTCAGACGGTGGATCTTGTCCGCGTTCTGCTGCAACAGTTCCTTGCGATGCGCAACCACCAGAACCCGTTGCCCCCACTCGACGGCCTGCCGAATCAGCAACGCAATCACGATGCTTTTGCCCGCCCCTGTCGGCAACACGATCAGCGGATTTCCGCGTCCGTCGGTGATGTACTGCCATGCGGCTGTGTTTGCTTCGCTTTGGTACCATCTCGCTTCCACCGCTCGCCCCTCCCGCAAAACACCCGGCAGCGTTGACCGCTGCCGGGTCTTGTAACCCCTCAACACTCAGCCATCAGCCGAACGGATTCGCAGGACCTGCAGACGGTGCTGGATAGCTTGTCTGCGTCATCGGCTGCCCGCTCGAACTCTTCGGGCTGTATCCTTTGACCTGTGCCTTCATTTCGCCCTCGTGCTCACGATGCACCACCGTGACCGTCAGCAGTCGATTGTGCAACTGCTGACTATCTGTGATTTTTGGCAACCCAAAGGCGTCCATGATTGCCTTCAGCCTTGCTTTCGCAATCGTGCCAGCGGTTCCTGCATGACGGATGCAAAGATTGTCCCACAACTTCGCGCCGTTGAACTGGGGATGTGCCTGCACTTCCAGCGTCAACTCCAGCATATCCCCGTTGCCCGGCTTTGGGCTTTTTGGTGCCTTCATTTTGCTTTCAACAATCACCGCCTGATAATCACCCTCAGGCAACAGCCGTCGCACAGGCTGCGCCTGTACGTTGCTCATATCCAAATCAGAAAGATTCGCCATGACTCATCAACCCTTCGCATCTGAAGAAACACCACTGATGTGCTGAGCATACGCCGCCCAACTGAATTCAATCTCGCCCGGCATGTTCAAGCGGTTTTTTGCCAGTGCTGCCGGAGTCTCCACGCATCGCAAATAACGCTCACTCGCACCGCTCGCAATCGTCCGCTCGCGGCTGAACCCCTGATCCTCCTTGCGCGTGTAAACACGATAGGAGGCAAACAACACCTCATCGCACCACTCTTGAATCAGTGCCGATGCGGTCTCATGCAATGCAGGCTGGTATCGGTCGTATGAATCCGCCGTCGGGTCCTGGTGCTTACGGATCGCCGTATGTGCCAGCAGGATCACTCCGACACCCTGCGTTCGCCGCATGATGTCCAGACCGTCCAGCAGCGAATCCCACAACGCCATTGCGGACTTGTAGCCCGCACCATACGGGATTTCGCTGATGTGCTTTTTGTTCGCCCGCTCAGCCACGTCAGCATGAATGAGTGATTCCAGCCAGTCCAGCGTATCAATGGCAACCCATTTGAACCCGTGGTCCGGATTCGCAAACAACCATGACAGCGCACCCTTCACGTCTGCGTATGTCCGCAGGTGCTGTGTCTTTGCCGTGTCGATGTCGTTGAGTCCATCCTCAAGATTCAGAAACAGCACGTCCGGTGCCTGCGCCGCCCATGACGATTTGCCGATCCCATGTGTGCCATACAGCATCACACGTCTCGGCACCACCGTTTTACCCCTCGTGATCTTCATTCGTTACTTCTCCCCTCATCACTCGTCAAACCTGATTCGCCGACCGTCGGCCAATCAATCGGATCTGTGCTCAATCGCTCACGGTACTCCGGATGAATCCGCCGCGGAATGCCCCACGGCATTTCCCCAGGATCCCAGCGGCTGTGTGGACCATCGCGTCCGTATTCCCTCGCCTCACGCTCACGTGCTCCGTCCTCAACAGCCCCAAAAAATGGGGCGAATATGTTTTCCGTCATGCGTCCCTCGTGACTGTGAATTGCGTCGTCTTTGTCTTCGGTGTGATCACCTCAATCACCGTCCACCGGTACCCTGTCGACGCCAGCATGTTTCTGACCGTCAGTTCCAGCCGATAGCGTGAAGGCAGCCGATAGGACTCGCCAACCGCCAACGTTTTCAGCGTCGCTGCCATTCGTTCATCGCCGACCATATGCCCCCTCCTGCAACTCTGACCGCAGAATGTGCGCGTCTCGTGGTGCCACGATTGCCAGTCGTGCCTTGTCGTTGCGGATCTCAACCAGCGTAATCTGCACCTGCACTCCGTTGCAGTCGATCACTAACGATTCCTGTGGCTTTCGGCTGATCACCAACCGGGAATACCCCTCCGGCTTCTCTGGCAGCAGGTGTTCCGGCGTCTGCTCCGGGATGTCGGGCGCATCGTGCGGGAGTGCTGCGACCTGTGGTTTTGTGCGTTTCAT